TACAGCGGAAGAGCTCGAAATATATATAAAGCAACATGGTTTGGAATACGAGGAACAGAAGCAACTAACTTTATTTTAGAGGAGATGGAAATGATGAATGCTGAAAAGCATATGCAAATGATGCAAATGTTACAAAATTGTGTGATTGATAAGTATGTATCACACGACGAATACGAAGAGTTAATTGCCATAGATAAGCATGGTAATAAAATGTTTATTAAATTTTATCCGAATACGGAGGATGACACTAATGAATAATCGCGAACAAATTGAACAATCAGTTATAAGTGCTAGTGCGTATAACGGTAATGACACAGAGGGATTACTAAAAGAGATTGAGGACGTTTATAAGAAAGCGCAAGCGTTTGATGAAATACTTGAGGGAATGACAAATGCTATTCAACATTCAGTTAAAGAAGGTGTTGAACTTGATGAAGCAGTAGGGATTATGGCAGGTCAAGTTGTCTATAAATATGAGGAGGAACAGGAAAATGAGCATTAGTGTAGGAGACAAGGTTTTTAATCCAGAAACAAATTCAACTTTAGAAATTGTACAACTTGTTGGCGATATTAGAGACACGCATTACAAGTTATCTGACGGATCTATTATTAGTCTTATAGACTTTGTTGTTAAACCAATTCATTTAATCAAGGAGGAGCAGGAAAATGACTAACACATTACAAGTAAGGCTATTATCAGAAAATGCTAGAATGCCCGAACGAAATCATAAGACGGATGCAGGTTATGACATATTCTCAGCTGAAACTGTCGTACTTGAGCCACAAGAAAAGGCAGTGATTAAAACAGATGTAGCTGTAAGCATACCAGAGGGCTATGTCGGGCTATTAACTAGCCGTAGTGGTGTAAGTAGTAAAACACATTTAGTGATTGAAACAGGCAAGATAGACGCCGGATATCACGGCAATTTAGGGATTAATATTAAGAATGATGAAGAACGTGATGGAATACCCTTTTTATATGATGATATAGACGCTGAATTAGAAGATGGATTAATAAGCATTTTAGATATAAAAGGTAACTATGTACAAGATGGAAGAGGCATAAGAAGAATTTACCAAATCAACAAAGGCGACAAACTAGCACAACTGGTTATCGTGCCTATATGGACACCTGAACTAAAGCAAGTGGAGGAATTCGAGAGTGTTTCAGAACGTGGAGCAAAAGGCTTCGGAAGTAGCGGAGTGTAAAGACATCTTAGATCGAGTCAAGGAGGTTTTGGGGAAGTGACACAATACTTAGTCACAACATTCAAAGATTCAACAGGACGTAAACATACACACATAACTAAAGCTAAGAGTAATCAAAGGTTTACAGTTGTTGAGGCAGAGAGTAAAGAAGAAGCGAAAGAGAAGTACGAGAAACAAGTTAAAAGGGATGCAGTTATTAAAGTGGGTCAGTTGTTTGAAAATATAAGGGAGTGTGGGAAATGATTAAAAAACTTAAAAATATGGATGGGTTCGACATCTTTATTGTTGGAATACTGTCATTATTCGGTATAACCGCATTGCTACTTGTTGTCGCATTGCCTATCTATACAGTGGCTAGTTACCAAAACAAAGAAGTACATCAAGGGACAATTACAGATAAATATAACAAAAGACAAGATAAAGAGGACAAATTCTATATTGTATTAGATGATAAACAAGTCATCGAAAACTCAGACTTATCCTTCAAAGGAAAGTTTGATAGCGCAGACATACAAGCTAGGTTAAAAGTAGGTGATAAAGTAAAAGTTAAGACGATTGGATATAGAATACACTTTTTAAATTTATATCCGGTCTTATACGAAGTAAAGAAGGTAGATAAAAAATGATTAAGCAAATACTAAGATTATTATTCTTACTAGCGATGTATGAGTTAGGTAAGTATGTAACTGAGCAAGTATATATTATGATGACGGCTAATGATGATGTAGAGGCGCCGAGTGATTACGTCTTTCGAGCGGAGGTAAGTGAGTGATGTGGATTACTATGACTATTGTATTTGCTATATTGCTATTAGTTTGTATCAGTATTAATAGTGATCGTGCAAGGGAGATACAAGCGCTCAGATATATGAATGATTATCTACTTGATGAAGTAGTTAAAACTAAAGGATACAACGGGTTAAAAGAATACAGGATTGAATTAAAGCGAATGAATAACGATATTAAAAAGTAATTTATATTATCGGAGGTATTGCATTGAATGATAAAGATTGAGAAACACGATATCAAAAAGCTTGAAGAATACATTCAGCACATCGATAACTATCGAAGAGAGTTGAAGATGCGAGAATATGAATTACTTGAAAGTCATGAACCAGATAATGCGGGAGCTGGCAAAAGTAATTTGCCGGGTAACCCGATTGAACGATGTGCAATAAAGAAGTTTAGTGATAACAGGTACAATACATTAAGAAATATAGTTAACGGTGTAGATAGATTGATAGATGAAAGTGATGAGGATACGCTTGAGTTATTAAGGTTTAGATATTGGGATTGTCCTATTGGTTGTTATGAATGGGAAGATATAGCACATTACTTTGGTACAAGTAAGACAAGTATATTACGTAGAAGGAATGCACTGATCGATAAGTTAGCAAAGTATATTGGTTATGTGTAGCGGACTTTTACCCTATGTAAGTCCGCATTAAAACAGTTTATTATGTTAGTATCAGATTAATATTTAAAGTTATTAAATGCTAATACGACGCATGAACAAGAGGCGCATCACTATGTGATGTGTCTTTTTATTTATGAGGTATGAACATGTTCAAACTAATAGTAAATACATTACTACACATCAAGTATAGATGCGTCTTGATACTACTTAAGTTATATAAGGTGAAACATTATGATGACTAAAGACGAACGCATACGATTCTATAAGTCTAAAGAATGGCAAACAACAAGAAAAAGAGTGCTAGAAAGAGATAATTATGAATGTCAACAATGTAAGAGAGACGGCAAGTTAACGACATATGACAAAAGCAAGCGTAAGTCGTTGGATGTAGATCATATATTATCGCTAGAACATCATCCGGAGTTTGCTCATGACTTAAACAATTTAGAAACACTGTGTATTAAATGTCACAACAAAAAAGAAAAGAGATTTATAAAAAAAGAAAATAAATGGAAAGACGAAAAATGGTAAATACCCCCGGGTCAAAAAAATCAAAAGCGATCAAAATACTTGGGGAACGGTTAGGGAGTAAACTTCGCGATAATTTTAAAAATCCATGTATAACCCCCCCTCTTATAACCATTTTAAGGCAGGTGATGAAATGGAGATTATAGTCGATGAAAATTTAGTGCTTAAAGAAAAAGAAAGGCTACAAGTATTATATAAAGACATACCTAGCAATAAATTAAAAGTAGTTGATGGTTTAATTATTCAAGCAGCAAGGCTACGTGTAATGCTTGATTACATGTGGGAAGACATAAAAGAAAAAGGTGATTATGATTTATTTACTCAATCTGAAAAGGCGCCACCATATGAAAGGGAAAGACCAGTAGCCAAACTATTTAATGCTAGAGATGCTGCATATCAAAAAATAATCAAACAATTATCGGATTTATTGCCCGAAGAGAAAGAAGACACAGAAACGCCATCTGATGATTACCTATGATTAGTAATAAATACGTTGATGAATATATAAATTTGTGGAAACAAGGAAAGATAATTTTAAATAAAGAAAGAATTGATCTCTTTAATTATCTACAAACACATATATATTCACGAGATGATGTATATTTTGATGAACAGAAAATCGAGGATTGTATCAAATTTATTGAAAAATGGTATTTTCCAACATTACCATTTCAAAGGTTTATCATAGCTAATATATTTCTTATAGATAAAAATACAGATGAAGCTTTCTTTACAGAATTTGCTATTTTCATGGGACGTGGAGGCGGGAAAAACGGTCTAATAAGTGCTATTAGTGATTTTCTTTCTACGCCCTTACACGGAGTTAAAGAATATCACATCTCCATTGTTGCTAATAGTGAAGATCAAGCAAAAACATCGTTTGATGAAATCAGAACCGTTTTAATGGATAACAAACGAAATAAGACGGGTAAAACGCCAAAAGCTCCTTATGAAGTTAGTAAAACAGAAATAATAAACCGTGCAACTAAATCGGTTATTCGATATAACACATCAAACACAAAAACCAAAGACGGTGGACGTGAGGGGTGTGTTATTTTTGATGAAATTCATTATTTCTTTGGTCCTGAAATGGTAAACGTCAAACGTGGTGGATTAGGTAAAAAGAAAAATAGAAGAACGTTTTATATAAGTACTGATGGTTTTGTTAGAGAGGGTTATATCGATGCAATGAAGCACAAAATTGCAAGTGTATTAAGTGGCAAGGTTAAAAATAGTAGATTGTTTGCTTTTTATTGTAAATTAGACGATCCAAAAGAAGTTGATGACAGACAGACGTGGGAAAAGGCGAACCCAATGTTACATAAACCGTTATCAGAATACGCTAAAACACTGCTAAGCACGATTGAAGAAGAATATAACGATTTACCATTCAACCGTTCAAATAAGCCCGAATTCATGACTAAGCGAATGAATTTGCCTGAAGTTGACCTTGAAAAAGTAATAGCACCATGGAAAGAAATACTAGCGACTAATAGAGAGATACCAAATTTAGATAATCAAATGTGTATTGGTGGTTTAGACTTTGCAAACATTCGAGATTTTGCAAGTGTAGGGCTATTATTCCGAAAAAACGATGATTACATTTGGTTAGGACATTCGTTTGTAAGACAAGGGTTTTTGGATGATGTCAAATTAGAACCTCCTATTAAAGAATGGGAAAAAATGGGATTATTGACCATTGTCGATGATGATGTCATTGAAATTGAATATATAGTTGATTGGTTTTTAAAAGCTAGAGAAAAATATGGGCTTGAAAAAGTCATAGCTGATAATTATAGAACTGATATTGTAAGACGTGCGTTTGAGGATGCTGGTATAAAACTTGAAGTACTTAGAAATCCAAAAGCAATACATGGATTACTTGCACCACGTATCGATACAATGTTTGCGAAACATAACGTAATATATGGAGACAATCCTTTGATGCGTTGGTTTACTAATAATGTTGCTGTAAAAATCAAGCCGGATGGAAATAAAGAGTATATCAAAAAAGATGAAGTCAGACGTAAAACGGATGGATTTATGGCATTTGTTCATGCGTTATATAGAGCGGATGATATAGTAGACAAAGACATGTCTAAAGCACTTGATGCATTAATGAGTATAGATTTCTAATAGAGGAGGTGAGACATGAGTATTCTAGAAAAGATATTTAAAACTAGGAAAGATATATCATATATGCTTGATTTAGATATGATAGAAGATTTATCACAACAAGCGTATGTGAAACGTTTAGCGATTGATAGTTGTATTGAATTTGTTGCGCGAGCTGTCGCTCAAAGTCATTTTAAAGTATTGGAAGGTAATAGAATTCAAAAGAATGATGTTTACTACAAGTTAAATATAAAACCAAATACTGACTTATCAAGCGATAGTTTTTGGCAACAAGTTATATATAAACTAATTTACGATAACGAGGTTTTAATCGTAGTAAGTGACAGCAAAGAATTACTTATCGCAGATAGCTTTTACAGAGAAGAGTATGCTTTGTATGATGATATATTCAAAGATGTAACGGTTAAAGATTATACTTATCAACGTACTTTCACAATGCAAGAGGTCATATATTTAAAGTACAACAACAATAAAGTGACACACTTTGTAGAAAGTCTATTCGAAGATTACGGGAAAATATTCGGAAGAATGATAGGTGCACAATTAAAAAACTATCAAATAAGAGGGATTTTGAAATCTGCCTCTAGCGCATATGACGAAAAGAATATAGAAAAATTACAAGCGTTCACAAATAAATTATTCAATACTTTTAATAAAAACCAACTAGCAATCGCGCCTTTGATAGAAGGTTTTGATTATGAGGAATTATCTAATGGTGGTAAGAATAGTAACATGCCTTTTTCTGAATTGAGTGAGCTAATGAGAGATGCAATAAAAAATGTTGCGTTGATGATTGGTATACCCCCAGGTTTGATTTACGGAGAAACAGCTGATTTGGAAAAAAACACGCTTGTATTTGAGAAGTTCTGTTTAACACCTTTATTAAAAAAGATTCAGAACGAATTAAACGCGAAACTCATAACTCAAAGCATGTATTTGAAAGATACAAGAATAGAAATTGTCGGTGTGAATAAAAAAGACCCACTTCAATATGCTGAAGCAATTGACAAACTTGTAAGTTCTGGTTCATTTACAAGGAATGAGGTGCGGATTATGTTAGGTGAAGAACCGTCTGACAATCCTGAATTAGACGAATATCTAGTGACGAAGAACTACGAAAAAGCAAACGAAAATGGTAGTACATTGAAAGGTGGTGATGAAGATGAAAGTGGAGATTAAAGGCGTCATCGTTTCCAACGAAGATAAATGGGTTTACGAAATGCTTGGTATGGATTCGACTTGTCCTAAAGATGTTTTAACACAACTAGAATTTAGTGATGAAGATGTTGATATTATAATTAACTCAAATGGTGGTAACCTAGTAGCTGGTAGTGAAATATATACACATTTAAGAGCTCATAAAGGCAAAGTGAATGTTCGTATCACAGCAATAGCAGCAAGTGCGGCATCGCTTATCGCAATGGCTGGTGACCACATCGAAATGAGTCCGGTTGCTAGAATGATGATTCACAATCCTTCAAGTATTGCGCAAGGAGAAGCGAAAGATCTAAATCATGCTGCAGAAACATTAGAACATGTTGGTCAAATAATGGCTGAGGCATATGCGGTTAGAGCTGGTAAAAACAAACAAGAACTTATAGAAATGATGGCTAAGGAAACATGGCTAAATGCTGATGAAGCCATTGAACAAGGTTTTGCGGATAGTAAAATGTTTGAAAACGACAATATGCAAATTGTAGCAAGCGATACACAAGTGTTATCGAAAGATGTATTAAATCGTGTAACAGCTTTGGTAAGTAAAACGCCAGAGGTTAACATTGATATTGACGCAATAGCAAATAAAGTAATTGAAAAAATAAATATGAAAGAAAAGGAATCAGAAATCGATGTTGCAGATAGTAAATTATCAGCAAATGGATTTTCAAGATTCCTTTTTTAATACAAAAATAGGAGGTCATAAAATGACTATAAATTTATCGGAAACATTCGCAAATGCGAAAAACGAATTTATTAATGCAGTAAACAACGGTGAACCGCAAGAAAGACAAAATGAATTGTACGGTGACATGATTAACCAACTATTTGAAGAAACTAAATTACAAGCAAAAGCAGAAGCTGAAAGAGTTTCTAGTTTACCTAAATCAGCACAAACTTTGAGTGCAAACCAAAGAAATTTCTTTATGGATATCAATAAGAGTGTTGGATATAAAGAAGAAAAACTTTTACCAGAAGAAACAATTGATAGAATCTTCGAAGATTTAACAACGAATCATCCATTATTAGCTGACTTAGGTATTAAAAATGCTGGTTTGCGTTTGAAGTTCTTAAAATCCGAAACTTCTGGCGTGGCTGTTTGGGGTAAAATCTATGGTGAAATTAAAGGTCAATTAGATGCTGCGTTCAGTGAAGAAACAGCAATTCAAAATAAATTGACAGCGTTTGTTGTTTTACCAAAAGATTTAAATGATTTTGGTCCTGCGTGGATTGAAAGATTTGTTCGTGTTCAAATCGAAGAAGCATTTGCAGTGGCGCTTGAAACTGCGTTCTTAAAAGGTACTGGTAAAGACCAACCGATTGGCTTAAACCGTCAAGTACAAAAAGGTGTATCGGTAACTGATGGTGCTTATCCAGAGAAAGAAGAACAAGGTACGCTTACATTTGCTAATCCGCGCGCTACGGTTAATGAATTGACGCAAGTGTTTAAATACCACTCAACTAACGAGAAAGGTAAATCAGTAGCGGTTAAAGGTAATGTAACAATGGTTGTTAATCCGTCCGATGCTTTTGAGGTTCAAGCACAGTATACACATTTAAATGCAAATGGCGTATATGTTACTGCTTTACCATTTAATTTGAATGTTATTGAGTCTACAGTTCAAGAAGCAGGTAAGGTTTTAACGTACGTTAAAGGTCTATATGATGGTTATTTAGCTGGTGGTATTAATGTTCAGAAATTTAAAGAAACACTTGCGTTAGATGATATGGATTTATACACTGCAAAACAATTTGCTTACGGCAAAGCGAAAGATAATAAAGTTGCTGCTGTTTGGAAATTAGATTTAAAAGGACATAAACCAGCTTTAGAAGATACCGAAGAAACACTATAAAATTTTATGAGGTGATAAAATGGTGAAATTTAAAGTTGTTAGAGAATTTAAAGACATAGAGCACAATCAACACAAGTACAAAGTAGGGGAGTTGTATCCAGCTGAAGGGTATAACAATCCTCGTGTTGAATTGTTGACAAATCAAATCAAAAATAAGTACGACAAAGTTTATATCGTACCTTTAGATAAGCTGACAAAACAAGAATTATTAGAACTATGCGAATCATTACAAAAAAAAGCGTCTAGTTCAATGGTTAAAAGTGAAATCATCGACTTATTGAATGGTGAAGACAATGACGATTGATGATTTGCTTGTCAAATTTAAATCACTTGAAAAGATTGACCATAATTCAGAGGATGAGTACTTAAAGCAGTTGTTAAAAATGTCGTACGAGCGTATAAAAAATCAGTGCGGAGTTTTTGAATTAGAGAATTTAATAGGTCAAGAATTGATACTTATACGCGCTAGATATGCTTATCAAGATTTATTAGAACACTTCAACGACAATTACAGACCTGAAATAATAGATTTTTCGTTATCTCTAATGGAGGTATCAGAAGATGAAGAAAGTGTTTAAGAAACCTAGAATTACAACTAAACGTTTAAATACGCGTGTTCATTTTTATAAGTATACTGAAAATAATGGTCCAGAAGCTGGAGAAAAAGAAGAAAAATTATTATATAGCTGTTGGGCGAGTATTGATGGTGTCTGGTTACGTGAATTAGAACAAGCTATCTCAAACGGAACGCAAAATGACATTAAATTGTATATTCGTGATCCGCAAGGTGATTATTTACCCAGTGAAGAACATTATCTTGAAATTGAATCAAGATATTTCAAAAATCGTTTGAATATAAAGCAAGTATCACCAGATTTGGATAATAAAGACTTTATTATGATTCGTGGAGGATATAGTTCATGAGTGTGAAAGTGACAGGTGATAAAGCATTAGAAAGAGAATTAGAAAAACATTTTGGCATAAAAGAGATGGTAAAAGTTCAAGATAAGGCGTTAATAGCTGGTGCTAAGGTAATTGTTGAAGAAATAAAAAAACAACTCAAACCTTCAGAAGACTCAGGAGCGCTGATTAGTGAGATTGGTCGTACTGAACCTGAATGGATAAAGGGGAAACGTACTGTTACAATTAGATGGCGCGGGCCTTTTGAACGATTTAGAATAGTACATTTAATTGAAAATGGTCATGTTGAGAAAAAGTCAGGAAAATTTGTAAAACCTAAAGCTATGGGTGGGATTAATAGAGCAATAAGACAAGGTCAAAATAAGTATTTTGAAACGTTAAAAAGGGAGTTGAAAAAATTGTGATTGATATTTTGTACAAAGTTCATGAAGTGATTAGTCAAGACAGAATTATTAGAGAGCACGTAAATATCAATAATATTAAGTTCAATAAATACCCTAATGTAAAAGATACTGATGTACCTTTTATTGTTATTGACGATATCGACGACCCAATACCTACAACTTATACTGACGGAGATGAGTGTGCATATAGTTATATTGTCCAAATAGATGTTTTTGTTAAGTACAATGATGAATATAATGCGAGAATCATAAGAAATAAGATATCTAATCGCATTCAAAAGTTATTATGGTCTGAACTAAAAATGGGAAATGTTTCAAATGGAAAACCGGAATATATAGAAGAATTTAAAACATATAGAAGCTCTCGCGTTTACGAGGGCATTTTTTATAAGGAGGAAAATTAAATGGCAGTAAAACATGCAAGTGCGCCAAAGGCGTATATTAACATTACTGGTTTAGGTTTCGCTAAATTAACGAAAGAAGGCGCGGAATTAAAATATAGTGATATTACAAAAACAAGAGGATTACAAAAAATTGGTGTTGAAACTGGAGGAGACTTGAAAACAGCATATGCTGATGGTGGTCCAATCGAATCAGGGAACACAGACGGAGAAGGTAAAATTTCGTTACAAATGCATGCTTTCCCTAAAGAGATTCGCAAAATAGTATTCAATGAAGAGTATGATGAAGACGGTGTTTATAAAGAAACTCAAGGTAAACAAAACAACTATGTAGCAATTTGGTTCAGACAAGAGCGTCGAGACGGCACATTTAGAACGGTTTTATTACCTAAAGTCATGTTTACAAATCCTAAAATCGATGGAGAAACGGCTGAGAAAGATTGGGATTTCTCAAGTGAAGAGGTTGAAGGTGAGGCACTTTTCCCTTTAGTTGATAATAAAAAGTCAGTACGTAAGTATATCTTTGATTCAGCTAACATGACAAATCATGATGGAGACGGTGAAAAAGGCGAAGAGGCTTTCTTAAAGAAAATTTTAGGCGAAGAATATACTGGAAACGTGACAGAGGGTAACGAAGAAACTTTGTAACAAAACCGGCTTCATCGGAAACTGCGGTAAAGTCGGTTAATATACCAGATAGCATTAAAACACTTAAAGTTGGCGACACATACGATTTAAATGTTGTAGTAGAGCCATCTAATCAAAGTAAGTTATTGAAATACACAACAGATCAAACGAATATTGTATCAATCAATAGTGATGGTCAAGTTACTGCGGAAGCACAAGGCATTGCTACGGTTAAAGCAACAGTTGGTAATATGAGTGACACTATAACAATAAATGTAGAAGCATAAGAGGGGGCAACCCCTCTATTTTATTTGAAAATAAGGAGAGTATTATAAAATGGCAAAATTAAAACGTAACATTATTCAATTAGTAGAAGACCCGAAAGCAAATGAAATTAAATTACAAACGTACTTAACACCACACTTCATTTCATTTGAAATTGTATACGAAGCAATGGATTTAATCGATGATATTGAGGACGAAAATAGCACGATGAAACCAAGAGAAATCGCTGACAGATTGATGGATATGGTTGTAAAAATTTACGATAACCAATTCACAGTTAAAGACCTAAAAGAACGTATGCATGCACCTGATGGAATGAATGCACTTCGTGAACAAGTGATTTTCATTACTCAAGGTCAGCAAACTGAGGAAACTAGAAATTTTATCCAGAACATGAAATAAAGCCTGAAGATTTAACATATAAAGCAATGTTGAAAAATATGGATACTCTCATGATGGACTTAATTGAAAATGGTAAAGACGCTAACGAAGTTTTAAAAATGCCATTTCATTATGTACTTTCCATATATCAAAATAAAAACAATGACATTTCTGAAGAAAAAGCAGAGGCTTTAATTGATGCGTTTTAACCTTAACCGTTTGGTTAGGGTTATTTTTTTGAACTTTTTTAGAAAGGAGGTAAAAAATGGGAGAAAGAATAAAAGGTTTATCTATAGGTTTGGATTTAGATGCAGCAAATTTAAATAGATCATTTGCAGAAATCAAACGAAACTTTAAAACTTTAAATTCTGACTTAAAATTAACCGGTAACAACTTCAAATATACCGAAAAATCAACTCATAGTTACAAACAAAGGATTAAAGAACTTGATGGAACTATCACAGGTTATAAGAAAAACGTTGATGATTTAGCCAAGCAATATGGCAAGGTATCTCAAGAACAGGGCGAAAACAGCGCGGAAGCTCAAAAATTACGACAAGAATATAACAAACAAGCAAATGAGCTGAATTTTTTAGAAAAAGAACTAGAAAAAACAACAACTGAGTTTGAAGAGTTCAAAAAAGCTCAAGTTGAAGCTCAAAGAATGGCAGAAAGTGGCTGGGGAAAAACCAGTAAAGTTTTTGAAAGTATGGGACCTAAATTAACAAAAATGGGTGATGGTTTAAAATCCATTGGTAAAGGTTTGATGATTGGTGTAACTGCACCTGTTTTAGGTATTGCAGCAGCATCAGGAAAAGCTTTTGCAGAAGTTGATAAAGGTTTAGATACAGTTACCCAAGCAACAGGAGCAACCGGCGGAGAGCTTAAGAAGTTGCAGAATTCATTTAAAGATGTTTATGGCAACTTTCCAGCAGACGCTGAGACTGTAGGCGGTGTTTTAGGGGAAGTTAACACAAGGTTAGGTTTCACTGGCAAAGAACTTGAGAGTGCCACAGAGTCATTCTTGAAATTTAGTCACATAACAGGTTCTGACGGCGTACAAGCCGTTCAATTAATTACGCGTGCAATGGGTGATGCAGGTATTGAAGCTGATGAGTATCAAAGTGTACTTGATATGGTAGCGAAAGCAGCACAGGCTAGCGGTATAAGTGTTGATACATTAGCTGATAGCATTACTAAATACGGTGCTCCAATGAGGGCTATGGGCTTTGAGATGAAAGAATCAATCGCTTTATTCTCTCAATGGGAGAAATCAGGTGTTAATACTGAAATAGCCTTCAGTGGTTTGAAAAAAGCTATATCCAATTGGGGTAAAGCGGGTAAAGACCCAAGAGAAGAATTTAAGAAGACATTAGCAGAAATTGAAAGGACACCGGATATAGCTAGCGCAACAAGTTTAGCGATTGAAGCATTTGGTGCAAAAGCAGGTCCTGATTTAGCAGATGCTATTAAAGGCGGTCGCTTTAGTTACCAAGAGTTCTTAAAAACTATCGAAGATTCGCAAGGAACGGTCAATCAGACATTTAAAGATTCTGAAAGTGGCTCCGAAAGATTTAAAGTAGCAATGAATAAACTTAAATTAGTAGGTGCTGATGTATGGGCTTCTATTGAAAGTGCGTTTGCTCCAGTCATGGAAGAATTAATCAAAAAGCTATCTGTAGCAGTTGATTGGTTTTCAAGTTTAAGTGATGGATCTAAAAGGTCGATTGTTATATTCGGTGGTATTGCTGCTGCAATTGGTCCTGTAGTTTTTGGATTAGGTGCATTCATAAGCACAATTGGCAACGCAGTAACTGTATTAGCTCCATTATTAGCTAGTATTGTAAAGGCTGGCGGATTGATTAGTTTTTTATCAACTAAAGTGCCTATTTTAGGAACAGTCTTCACAGCATTAACTGGTCCAATTGGTATCGTGTTAGGTGTACTGGCTGGTTTAGCAGTCGCATTTACAATAGCTTATAAGAAATCTGAAACATTCAGAAATTTTGTTAATGGTGCAATTAACAGTGTTAAACAAACGTTTAGTAATTTCATTCAATTTATCCAACCTTTCATTGATTCCGTTAAAAACGTCTTTAAACAAGCGGTTTCAGCAATCGTTGATTTCGCTAAAGATATTTGGAGTCAAATTAATGGATTCTTTAATGAAAACGGAATTTCTATTGTTCAAGCGCTTCAAAATATATGCAATTTTATCAAAGCTATATTTGAATTTATCTTAAATTTTGTAATTAAACCAATCATGTTTGCGATTTGGCAAGTGATGCAATTTATTTGGCCGGCGGTTAAAGCCTTGATTGTCAGTACTTGGGAGAATATAAAAGGAGTAATACAAGGTGCTTTAAATATCATACTTGGCTTTATTAAGTTCTTTTCAAGTTTATTCACTGGTAATTGGCGAGGTGTTTGGGACGGTATTGTGATGATACTAAAAGGCACTGTGCAGTTAATTTGGAATTTAATACAACTGTGGTTTGTAGGTAAGATTCTAGGTGTTGTTAGATACTTTGGTGGATTGCTTAAAGGTTTAATATCCGGTATCTGGGGTGTTATCAAAGGTATTTTCACAAAATCATTATCTGCAATTTGGAATGCAACGAAAAGTATTTTTGGTTTCTTATACAATAGTGTTAAATCTATTTTCACTAATATGAAAAACTGGTTATCTAGTACGTGGAATAATATCAAAAGCAATACCGTCGGCAAGGCTCATTCGTTATTTACGGGTGTAAGGTCTAAATTCACAAGTTTATGGAATGCGACGAAAGATATATTTACTAAATTAAGAAATTGGATGTCAAACATCTGGAACTCTATTAAAGATAACACGGTAGGTATAGCGGGTCGCTTATGGGATAGAGTGCGTAACATCTTTGGAAGCATGCGTGACGGTTTAAAATCTATCATTAGTAAAATTAAAGATCATATCGGTGGTATGGTAGACGCTGTTAAAAGAGGTCTTAATAAATTAATTGAAGGTTTAAACTGGGTCGGTGGTAAGTTGGGTATGGACAAAATACCGAAGTTACACACTGGTACTGAACATACACATACTACTACAAGATTAGTTAAGAACGGTAAGATTGCACGTGACACATTCGCTACAGTTGGGGATAAGGGACGCGGAAATGGTCCAAATGGTTTCAGAAATGAAATGATTGAATTCCCTAATGGTAAACGTGTAATCACACCAAATACAGATACTACGGCTTATTTACCTAAAGGCTCAAAAGTATACAACGGGGCACAAACTTATTCAATGTTAAACGGAACGCTTCCGAGATTTCATTTCGGTACTACTATGTGGAAAGATATTAAATCTAGTGCATCATCGGCATTTAACTGGACAAAAGATCAAATAGGTAAAGGTACCAAATGGCTTGGCGATAAAGTTGGCGATGTAATGGACTTTATTGATAATCCGGGTAAGCTTTTAAATTATGTGCTCAAAGCGTTTGGTGTTGACTTTAGCTCTCTAACTAAAGGTATGGGTATTGTTGGCGATATAACAAAAGCGTCTTGGAATAAGATTAAAAGTAAGGCGATTAATTGGATAAAAGAAGGATTAGAGAGCCAAGCGGGAGATGGTTCTGTGTTTGATAGTTTCAGAATACTACAACCTTATTCAGCACCGCCAAAACCTCCTAACCCCAATTATCCATTTAACGGAGGCGTTCATCATGGTGTTGACTATGATACGCCGACCGGTACCCCTATACGTACGCCAATGGGTGGACGTGTTAGAAGTTGGTATGACAACTATGGTGGCGGTAAAGCAATTACTGTTCAAAAAGGTCGAACATTTTTGTGGTTCATGCACTTATCTGAACAATTGCGTAGAACAGGTGAACAAATTAAAGCTGGTCAATTAATTGGTAAATCAGGTAATACAGGTTCTATGACTAATTACCGCCATTTACATTTCCAAGTCAATCAAGGCGGAGAGTCCAATAGGTATTCGACAGACCCTATTCCTTGGTTACGGAAAAACGACAAAACTGGTGGAAAGAATTCACCTGGAGGGAGTGGTTCTGAAAATGCGCGCAGAGCGATTAGAACAGCTCAAAATATACTTGGAGGTCAATACAAAGCTAGCTGGATTACACACGAAATGATGCGTGTAGCAAGACGTGAATCCAATTATACAGCTAATGCAGTTAATAATTGGGATAGCAACGCAAGAGCTGGTACACCTTCAAGAGGTATGTTCCAAATGATAGATCCTTCATTTAGAGCGTACGCAAAGTCGGGTTACAATAATCCTCTTAACCCAACTCATCAAGCTATATCGGCTATGAGATATATTGTGGGTAAATGGGTACCAAGAACGGGCTCATGGAGAGCTGCGTTCAAACGCGCTGGTGATTACGCATATGCTACTGGTGGCAAAGTCTACAACGGATTGTACCACTTAGGAGAAGAAGGATATCCAGAGTGGGTTATTCCTACTGATCCTGCACGTAAAAACGAAGCAATGAAGATGTTACATTATGCAGCAGCAGAAGTAAGAGGGAGAAAAGCGAGTAAAAATAAGCGTCCTAGTCAATTGTCTAGTGTAAATGGGTTTGATGACCCAAGCTTATTATTGAAAATGATTGAACAACAGCAACAACAAATAGCTTTATTACTGAAAATAGCGCAATCCAACGATGTGATTGCAGATAAAGATTATCAGCCGATTATTGACGAATACGCTTTTGATAAAAAGGTGAACGCGTCTATAGAAAAGCGAGAAAGGCAAGAATCAACAAAAGTAAAGTTTAGAAAAGGAGGAATTGCTATTCAATGATAGACACTATTAAAGTGAACAACAAAACAATTCCTTGGTTGTATGTCGAAAGAGGGTTTGAAATACCCTCTTTTAATTATGTTTTAAAAACTGAAAATGTAGATGGACGTTCGGGGTCTATATATAAAGGGCGTAGGCTTGAATCTTATAGTTTTGATATACCTTTGGTGGTACGTAATGACTATTTATCTCACAACGGCTTTAAAACACATGATGACGTCTTGAATGAATTAGTAAAGTTTTTTAACTACGAGGAACAAGTTAAATTACAATTCAAATCTAAAGATTGGTACTGGAACGCTTATTTTGAAGGACCAATAAAGCTGCACAAAGAATTTGCAATACCTGTTAAGTTCACTATCAAAGTAGTACTAACAGACCCTTACAAATATTCAGTAACAGGATATAAAAATACTGCGATTTCAGACCAAGTTTCAGTTGTAAATAGTGGGACTGCTGACACTCCTTTAATTGTTGAAGCCCGAGCAATTAAACCATCTAGTTACTTTATGATCACTAAAAATGATGAAGATTATTTTATGGTTGGTGATGATGAGGTAACCAAAGAAGTTAAGGATTACATGCCTCCTGTTTATCATAGTGAGTTTCGTGATTTCAAAGGTTGGACTAAGATGATTACTGAAGATATTCCAAGTAATGATTTAGGTGGTAAAGTCGGCGGTGACTTTGTGATATCCAATCTTGGCGAAGGATATAAAGCAACTAATTTTCCTGATGCAAAAGGTTGGGTTGGTGCTGGCACGAAACGAGGGCTCCCTAAAGCGATGACAGATTTTCAAATTACCTATAAATGTATTGTTGAACAAAAAGGTAAAGGTGCCGGAAGAACAGCACAACATATTTATGATAGTGATGGTAAGTTACTTGCTTCTATTGGTTATGAAAATAAATATCATGATAGAAAAATAGGACATATTGTTGTTACGTTGTATAACCAAAAAGGAGACCCCAAAAAGATATACGACTATCAGAATAAACCGATATTGTATAACTTGGACAGAATCGTTGTTTATATGCGGCTCAGAAGAGTAGGTAATAAATTTTCTATTAAAACTTGGAAATTTGATCACATTAAAGACCCAGATAGACGTAAACCTATTGATATGGATGAGAAAGAGTGGATAGATGGCGGTAAGTTTTATCAGCGTCCAGCTTCTATCATAGCTATCTATAGTGCGAAGTATAATGGTTATAAGTGGATGGAGATGAATGGATTAGGTTCATTCAATACGGAGATTCTACCAAAACCGAAAGGCGCAAGGGATGTCATTATACAAAAAGGTGATTTAGTGAAAATAGATATGCAAGCAAAAAGTGTTGTCATCAATGAGGAACCAATGTTGAGCGAGAAATCGTTTGGAAGTAATTATTTCAATGTTGATTCTGGGTACAGTGAATTAATCATACAACCTGAAAACGTCTTTGATACGACGGTTAAATGGCAAGATAGATATTTATAGAAAGGAGATGAGAGTGTGATACATGTTTTAGATTTTAACGACAAGATTATAGATTTCCTTTCTACTGATGACCCTTCCTTAGTTAGAGCGATTCATAAACGTAATGTTAATGACAATTCAGAAATGCTTGAACTGCTCATATCATCAGAAAGAGCTGAAAAGTTCCGTGAACGACATCGTGTTATTATAAGGGATTCAAACAAACAATGGCGTGAATTTATTATTAACTGGGTTCAAGATACGATGGACGGCTACACAGAGATAGAATGTATAGCGTCTTATCTTGCTGATATAACAACAGCTAAACCGTATGCACCAGGCAAATTTGAGAAAAAGACAACTTCAGAAGCATTGAAAGATGTGTTGAGCGATACAGGTTGGGAAGTTTCTGAACAAACCGAATACGATGGCTTACGTACTACGTCATGGACTTCTTATCAAACTAGATATGAAGTTTTAAAGCAATTATGTACAACCTATAAAATGGTATTGGATTTTTATATAGAGCTTAGTTCTAATACCGTCAAAGGTAGATATGTGGTACTCAAAAAGAAAAACAGCTTATTCAAAGGTAAAGAAATTGAGTATGGTAAAGATTTGGTTGGGTTAACTAGGAAGATTGATATGTCAGAAATCAAAACAGCATTAATTGCTGTGGGACCCGAAAATGACAAAGGAAAGCGTTTAGAGTTAGTTGTGACTGATGACGAAGCACAAAGTCAATTCAACTTACCTACCCGTTATATTTGGGGAATATACGAACCTCAATCAGATGATCAAAATATGAATGAAACACGGTTGCGTTCTTTAGCCAAAACAGAGTTAAATAAACGTAAGTCGGCAGTTATGTCATATGAGATTACTTCTACTGATTTGGAAGTTACGTATCCGCACGAGATTATATCAATTGGTGATACAGTCAGAGTAAAACATAGAGATTTTAACCCGCCATTGTATGTAGAGGCAGAAGTTATTGCCGAAGAATATAACATAATTTCAGAAAATAGCACATATACATTCGGTCAACCTAAAGAGTTCAAAGAATCAGAATTACGAGAAGAGTTTAACAAGCGATTGAACATAATACATCAAAAGTTAAACGATAATATTAGCAATATCAACACTATAGTTAAAGATGTTGTAGATGGTGAATTAGAATACTTTGAACACAAAATACACAAAAGTGATACACCGCCAGAAAATCCAGTCAATGATATGCTTTGGTATGATACAAGTAACCCTGATGTTGCTGTCTTGCGTAGATATTGGAATGGTCGATGGATTGAAGCAACACCAAATGATGTTGAAAAATTAGGTGGTATAACAAGAGAGAAAGCGCTATTCAGTGAATTAAACAATATTTTTATTAATTTATCTATACAACACGCTAGTCTTTTGTCAGAAGCTACAGAATTACTGAATAGCGAGTACTTAGTAGATAATGATTTGAAAGAGGACTTACAAGCAAGTTTAGACGCTGTGATTGATGTTTATAATCAAATTAAAAATAATTTAGAATCTATGACACCCGAAACTGCAACGATTGGTCGGTTGGTAGATACACAAGCTTTATTTCTTGAGTATAGAAAGAAATTACAAGATGTTTATACAGATGTAGAAGATGTCAAAATGGCCATTTCAGATAGATTTAAATTATTACAGTCACAATACACTGATGAAAAATATAAAGAAGCGTTGGAAATAATAGCAACAAAATTTGGTTTAACGGTGAATGAAGATTTGCAGTTAGTCGGAGAACCTAATGTTGTTAAATCAGCTATTGAAGCAGCTAGAGAATCCACAAAAGAACAATTACGTGACTATGTAAAAACATCGGACTATAAAACAGACAAAGACGGTATTGTTGAACGTTTAGATACTGCTGAAGCTGAGAGAACGACTTTAAAAGGTGAAATCAAAGATAAAGTTACGTTAAACGAATATCGAAACGGATTGGAAGAACAAAAACAATATACTGATGACCAGTTAAGTGATTTGTCCAATAATCCTGAGATTAAAGCAAGTATTGAACAAGCAAATCAAGAAGCGCAAGAAGCTTTAAAATCATACATTGATGCTCAAGATGATCTTAAAGAGAAGGAATCGCAAGCGTATGCTGATGGTAAAATTTCGGAAGAAGAGCAACGCGCTATACAAGATGCTCAAGCTAAACTTGAAGAGGCAAAACAAAACGCAGAACTAAAGGCTAGAAACGCTGAAAAGAAAGCTAATGCTTATACAGACAACAAGGTCAAAGAAAGCACAGATGCACAGAGGAAAACACTGACTCGCTATGGTTCTCAAATTATACAAAATGGTAAGGAAATCAAATTAAGAACTACTAAAGAAGAGTTTAATGCAACCAATCGTACACTTTCAAATATATTAAACGAGATTGTTCAAAATGTTACAGATGGAACAACAATCAGATATGATGATAACGGAGTGGCTCAAGCTTTGAATGTGGGGCCACGTGGTATTAGATTAAATGCTGATAAAATTGATATTAACGGTAATAGAGAAATAAACCTTCTTATCCAAAATATGCGAGATAAAGTAGATAAAACCGATATTGTCAACAGCCTTAATTTATCAAGAGAGGGTCTTGATATCAATGTTAATAGAATTGGAATTAAAGGCGGTGACAATAACAGATATGTTCAAATACAGAATGATTCTATTGAACTAGGTGGTATTGTGCAACGTACTTGGAGAGGGAAACGTTCAACAGACGATATTTTTACGCGACTGAAAGACGGTCACCTGAGATTTAGAAATAACACCGCTGGCGGTTCACTTTATATGTCACATTTTGGTATTTCGACTTATATTGATGGTGAAGGTGAAGACGGTGGTTCATCTGGTACGATTCAATGGTGGGATAAAACTTACAGTGATAGTGGCATGAATGGTATAACAATCAATTCCTATGGTGGTGTCGTTGCACTAACGTCAGATAATAATCGGGTTGTTCTGGAGTCTTACGCTTCATCGAATATCAAAAGCAAACAGGCACCGGTGTATTTATATCCAAACACAGACAAAGTGCCTGGATTAAACCGATTTGCATTCACGCTGTCTAATGCAGATAATGCTTATTCGAGTGACGGTTATATTATGTTTGGTTCTGATGAGAACTATGATTACGGTGCGGGTATCAGGTTTTCTAAAGAAAGAAATAAAGGTCTTGTTCAAATTGTTAATGGACGATATGCAACAGGTGGAGATACAACAATCGAAGCAGGGTATGGCAAATTTAATATGCTGAAACGACGTGATGGTAATAGGTATATTCATATACAGAGTACAGACCTACTGTCTGTAGGTTCAGATGATGCAGGAGATAGGATAGCTTCTAACTCAATTTATAGACGTACTTATTCGGCCACAGCTAATTTGCATATTACTTCTGCTGGCACAATTGGGCGTTCGACATCAGCGCGTAAATACAAGTTATCTATCGAAAATCAATATAACGATAGAGATGAACAACTGGAACATTCAAAAGCTATTCTTAACTTACCTATTAGAACGTGGTTTGATAAAGCTGAGTCTGAAATTTTAGCTAGAGAGCTGAGAGAAGATAGAAAATTATCGGAAGACACCTATAAACTTGATAGATACGTAGGTTTGATTGCTGAAGAGGTGGAGAATTTAGGATTAAAAGAGTTTGTCACGTATGATGACAAAGGAGAAATTGAAGGTATAGCGTATGATCGTCTATGGATTCATCTTATCCCTGTTATCAAAGAACAACAACTAAGAATCAAGAAATTGGAGGAGTCAAAGAATGAAGGATAACAAACAAGGATTACAAGCTAATCCTGAATATACAATTCATTATTTATCACAGGAAATTATGAGGTTAACACAAGAAAACGCGATGTTAAAAGCGTATATACAAGAAAATAAAGAAAATCAACAATGTGCTGAGGAAGAGTAATCCTTAGCACTATTTTTATACAAAAATTTAAGGAGGTCATTTAATTATGGCAAAAGAAATTATCAACAATACAGAAAGGTTTATTTTAGTACAAATCGACAAAGAAGGTACAGAACGTGTAGTATATCAAGATTTCACAGGAAGTTTTACAACGTCCGATTCAGCAAGTTATGCACAAGATTTTAAATCTGAGGAAAACGCTAAAAAGATTGCTGAAACTTTAAATCTTTTATATCAATTAACAGGCAATCAAAACGGTGTGAAAGTTGTGAAAGAAGTTGTGGATAGAACTGACTTGTCATCTGATAAATCAGTTGATAGCGAAACAATGTAACTATACTAAGTTATGAGCATTACGCTCATAGCTTTCTTAGAAAGTAGGTGTAGTTTTGGATGATATTCAGAAAATAAAAAAAGAGCTTTCTGAATTAGTTGAACGTGTTGATGATGTTGAAATACTAGCAAATGAAACAGCTGATCATGTGCTTGAACTTAGAGAGGAACATAAGCAACATCATAATGAACTAAGAGAATCTCATAAAGAACTTAAAGATAAGCAAGATAAAGTTGTAGATGAGAATTTAGAGCAAACAAAGATATTAAACAGAATTGAAGAAAGATATCAAACGCAAGTAGATGTTGCGCAAAAAAATGAAGAAAAGACACTCGCCCAAAATAAATGGCTCGTAGGTGCCATATGGGCGCTTGTAACAATTGTTATGATTGCAGTCATTACTGCATCAATTACTGCGTTATTACCTTAAGGGAGGTGGACATAATGAGTTGGGCAAGATGGTTATCATGTTATTTGTATGGTCGTAAATGTAAATAATGTTTTTGGTCAGTGCATCGGCACTGGCTTTTTATTTTGATTGAAAAGAGGTACGTACATGGTATTACACAGCTCAAAAGACAGGAAGCATACTGCAAGTGAAGTTGGGAAGTGTTGTCAATACCAAGTAAGTAAGATATCTGAAATGTATAATAGAGTAAAAATGAAATCTTTTTATTATATTATAGACAAGTATAAAAAAGGTATAGTAATATATGTATGTATAAGTAAATAATGATCATTCCATAATTATTGTATATAACTAATAATTACTTCAACAAAAATAATCTATTATACAAATATTTCGGATAATAACAAGTTTATATGGAATTATGCTTTAGAGGTGAGTAAAATAAAAAAAATAACATTTATACTACTTTCATTTATTGCCCTAACGTTGATAACAAGTCCATTTGTAAATTGTAGCGAGAAAAGCGAAGAAATAAATGGAAAAGATTTGCAAAAAAAGTCTGAATTGCAGGGAACTGCTTTAAGCAATCTTAGACAAACCTATTATCATAATGGAAGTGCTATAATTGAAAATAAAGAGAGTAATGATCAATTTTTAAAGAACACTATATTGTTTAATGATTTTTTTACAGGTCATCAATGGTATAATGATTTATTAGTAGACCTTGGTTCAAAAGACACCGCCAATATATACAAAGGGAAAAAAGTGGATTTATATGGTGTTTATTATGGTTATCAATGTACTGGGGGTACACCATTCAAAACAGCTTGTATGTATGGCGGTGTAACGTTACATGATAATAATCAATTGGAGGAAGAAAAGAAAGTACCGATTAACTTATGGATAGATGGTAAACAAAATACAGTACCTTTGGGAACGGTTAAAACTAATAAAAAAGAAGTAACTGTTCAGGAGCTAGACCTTCAGTCAAGACATTATTTACATGAAACATATAATTTATATAACACAGATGCATTTAATGGAAAAATACAAAGAGGATTAATTGAGTTTCACCCTTCTTCTGGTGATTCGGTTGGTTATGATTTATTTGGTGCTCAAGGACAATATCCAGATACACAGTTGAGGATATATAGAGATAATAAAACGATTAAGTCTAAAAATATGCATATTGATATATATTTATATACAACTTGAGTGAAATTTTGGCTGAAAAAATTTAAAATCTATAAAAAGTACCATAAGTTATTTTATTACTATACTTAAAACATTCACTTTTTTACTGCTGTTGGTAAGTTTTATAAAAAATTTCTATAGATAGTTTTGAACAAAGCGAGAATAATCTGAAAGTATACAAGCAGTAAAAAAAGTATATGTGCTATAATATGCTTTGAGCAAGTTGGATAGATGGTGGCTATCTGAGTATAAGGAGGTGGTGCCTATGGTGGCATTACTGAAATCTTTAGAAAGGAGACGCCTAATGATTACAATTAGTACCATGTTGCAGTTTGGTTTATTCCTTATTGCATTGATAGGTCTAGTAATCAAGCTTATTGAATTAAGCAATAAAAAATAACCATCGCTAACTTTGGCTGGTTTCGATGGTTAAATGGTTATTAATTTAATCTTTAATCTAAAATAGCCACCGTCTTTTTAACGGGCTCACTAGGGTAACATGTTTGCGCATGTTGCCCTTTTTCTATATATAAATTAACACACCATAATATAAATATCAAATAGACGGCTTATTGGTCGTCTTTTTATTTTGGATAAAAGGAGATAAGAATATGATTAATTGGAAAATTAGAATGAAACAAAAATCATTTTGGGTAGCGATATTGTCAGCTATCTTTTTATTTGCTCAAAACATCGCCAAAGCTATTGGGTATGATATTCAAGTTTATACAGAGCAATTAACAGACGGTTTAAACGCTATATTAGGATTTTTAGTATTAACTGGTGTGATTCAAGACCCGACTACTAAAGGTATAGGTGATAGCCACCAAGCTTTAGAATATGAAGAACCAAGAAGAAAATACTAGGAGGTAAAATAATGAAAACATACAGTGAAGCAAGAGCAAGGTTACGTTGGTATCAAGGTAGATATATTGATTTTGACGGTTGGTATGGTTACCAATGTGCAGATTTAGCAGTTGATTACATTTATTGGTTGTTAGAAATTAGAATGTGGGGAAATGCAAAAGATGCAATCAATAACGATTTTAAAAACATGGCAACAGTATATGAAAACACACCATCGTTTGTTCCACAAATAGGTGATGTGGCTGTATTTACCAAAGGAATATATAAACAATACGGTCATATTGGTTTAGTGTTTAATGGTGGTAATACAAATCAATTTTTAATTTTGGAACAGAACTATGACGGTAACGCAAATACGCCTGCAAAGTTACGTTGGGATAATTATTACGGCTGTACTCACTTTATTAGACCTAAGTATAAAAGTGAGGGCTTAATGAATAAGATCACAAATAAAGTTAAACCACCTGCTCAAAAAGCAGTCGGTAAATCTGCAAGTAAAATAACAGTTGGAAGTAAAGCGCCTTATAACCTTAAATGGTCAAAAGGTGCTTATTTTAATGCGAAAATCGACGGCTTAGGTGCTACTTCAGCCACTAGATACGGTGATAATCGTACTAACTATAGATTCGATGTTGGACAGGCTGTATACGCGCCTGGAACATTAATATATGTGTTTGAAATTATAGATGGTTGGTGTCGCATTTATTGGAACAATCATAATGAGTGGATATGGCATGAGAGATTGATTGTGAAAGAAGTGTTTTAATTCTTAGGTTAAAATGTTAAATATTTGTTAATTATTTTTTAATGTAAGTTTAGTTTCTTTTAATATTTTATTGATTTTTAATATTTTCTCAATATAAAATGAAGTTGTTGATATTTATCATCTTAAATAAGGGTGTTAGCTATAAAAAGAGATAAATAAAAACAAATATATTATATTTGGAGGAAGCGCCATGCTCAAAAGAAGTTTATTATTTTTAACTGTTTTATTGTTATTATTCTCATTTTCTTCAATTACTAATGAGGTAAGTGCATCAAGTTCATTCGACAAAGGAAAATATAAAAAAGGCGATGACGCGAGTTATTTTGAACCAACAGGCCCGTATTTGATGGTAAATGTGACTGGAGTTGATGGTAAAGGAAATGAATTGCTATCCCCTCATTATGTCGAGTTTCCTATTAAACCTGGGACTACACTTACAAAAGAAAAAATTGAATACTATGTCGAATGGGCATTAGATGCGACAGCATATAAAGAGTTTAGAGTAGTTGAATTAGATCCAAGCGCAAAGATCGAAGTCACTTATTATGATAAGAATAAGAAAAAAGAAGAAACGAAGTCTTTCCCTATAACAGAAAAAGGTTTTGTTGTCCCAGATTTATCAGAGCATATTAAAAACCCTGGATTCAACTTAATTACAAAGGTTGTTATAGAAAAGAAATAAAACAAAATAGTTGTTTATTATAGAAAGCAATGTCTTGATTGAATATGTGTAGTGAAAATTATCTTTCATCAAATTCTCATTCATGCACGAATGGTTCTTCCCCACCTAATCAGATATTAGGTGACTTATGGGGAGAAATCAGTTAGGATGAAAAAGTGGATAATCCTTTTTTAGGCAGGTACTTCGGTACTTGCCTATTTTTTTATGTTATAATCTTTCTAGACGTATTCAAAGGACGTCTTTTTAGATTGTATGTTATAGCTAGCTTTCGGGCTAGTTTTTTGCTATGATGTGTTACACATGCATCAACTATTTACATCTATCCTTGTTCACCCAAGCATGTCACTGGGTGTTTTTTTCTTATGATAGAGAGCATGGTTTTCATACTACTCCCCCGTAGTATATATGACTTTAGCATTCCCGTATAATAGTTTACGGGGTGCTTTTTATGTTATAATTAAGTGTATATAGTAGGAGTGAACTATATAGCCTGTTAAGTGGCCTAGTAACCTAACACTTATCCTGCAATTGATATCCTTTTTGCCCTTCACTCGATACATATATCTCAACAACATAGAAATATTACAGTCGCTACACCGCATCTTAAATGGTGTGGTTATTTTTATTGGAAGTGTGTATCAGGTATCAGTAATGTTAAAACACCAGCTAAAAATGAAAAGAATTCACCAGTGCCAGCAGGTTATACACTCGATAAAAACAATGTACCGTATAAAAAAGAGACTGGTTATTACACAGTTGCCAATGTTAAAGGTAATAACGTGAGGGATGGCTATTCAACTAATTCAAGAATTACAGGTGTATTACCCAATAACGCAACGATCAAATATGACGGCGCATATTGCATTAATGGCTATAGATGGATTACTTATATTGCTAATAATGGACAACGTTGTTATATAGCGACAGGAGAGGTAGACAAGGCAGGTAATAGAATAAGCAGTTTTGGTAATTTTAGCGCACTTTGAAAAAAAGTGTGTAAAGTTTCATATGAAGTTAATTAATTTATTATAGAATAGTTTGAAATTATGCTATAATCATTTTAGACACAGCAATGTGTTCAAATTTTCATCTATTCATAAGCTAGCCTTCGGGCTAGTTTTTTTGTGCTATATATTTGTTTTAATTAAATAAAATTAGATAATGCAATA